CGATTTACTACCGAAACACAGGAGGTATTTAAAATGCCAACACCTGCAAATGTCTCAAATCTTGCGATCGGTAAAGGCATCCTCTACATTGGAGAATGGAGCGGAATGACTCCGCCGACCGATCCTGCTGGTTATAGCGATATGGGTAATGTCACGTCTATCGAGGTAGAACCGATGATTGAAAGGCTGCCGCATTACTCTTCGCGTACCGGCTTTAGAACGAAAGACAAAAACCCGATTATCCAAACCGAATATGCTATTCGCTGGGATTGCGATGAGATAGCTGCCGTGAATTTAAAGCTGTTTCTTCTGGGCACCAAAGTTGCCAATGTCATTTCTGCTCTGCAAGCAACGGACAAAGAGTATGCCCTCAAGTTTATTTCCGATAATCCCATCGGGCCCAATCAGACGTGGCGTTGTTGGAAGATGACTGTAACTCCCAATGGCCCATTGCAGCTGATCGGCGAAGAGTATATGGCAATGAGTTTCGCTGGTGAAGGACTTGCCGATATTGCTAATCACGCAAGCAGTCCTTACATGACCATAACGTACGTAACCACAACCACCACAACTACCACAACGACCACTTCTTAATAGTCGGTGGCAAGTTGCAAGCGAGGTAAAAAATGCGAAAGACGAAATCTTTTAAAATCAAAGGTTATGATAAACAGTACGAAGTCAAAGAAATGACCGTGCGTGAAATCATTGACCTAATTCAGGACAAAGCACTCGACGGTGATCTTACTCTGGATGGGTTTAAGGAGTACTTCTCTGACCAGCTCCCGAAGTTCACCAATATAAAAGACCTCGATGAGATCATTGATATGGCTCCCAGTGAATTGACAGAAATCTGGGAAAACTTCTCGGAAGCGAATTCAGTTTTTTTCGCAGTGGCCCGCAAGGCGGGACTGGAACAAATCTTAGGGAAGTTGAAAGCGGCGATTATCGCGGACTTTTTAAGTTGGCTTGTGCCCTTATCGAAGTCGGGCACCAAGAGTGCTTAGATTATGGATATTCGTTCTTTATAGATGCATGGAACGAGCACCAATATTTAAAGTTCGATAATGAGAAGTCAATTGCAATAGCCTTTCGAACTGCTCGTTTCGCTAATGACAAAGAATGGCGAAAGTATCTAAGAAAAAAAGGATAAGTCAATGCCAGAAAGCGAAACTTTAGAAATACTTGTAAAACTTCGCGATCAAGCTAAAAAGCCTCTTAGCGCATTCAATGCCGAGTTGGCGGAAACTGAAGAACTCGCTGATCGAGCGGGAGACCAGTTAGACCAGACACGAAAAGGTTTGGACAGAACTGGGAAACAGTTGACGAAAACTTCTAAAAGAATGAAGAACTTCAATGCCGGTTTAAAACAATTGAAAGCTGGGCTCACCGGTATTCGTGGAGGTTTAAACTATGCTGTAAGAGGATTGTTCTCTTTAAAGGCTGCATTGGCTGGCGCTGGTGTGGGTCTGCTCGCAAGAAGCTTTATTCAAGCTGCAAGTACTGCTGAGCAATACCGCACAAGATTGACTGTTTTACTCGGTTCGGTAAAAGAAGGTAACCGTTTATTTGCGGAAATGACGGAATTTGCTTCAGGCGTAGCCTTTGAATACGAAGAAATCATGGGTGCTGCAACCGCGTTATCTGGTGTTATGAAGGGTGGCGTTGATGAAGTAAAAGAATGGATGCCTTTAATATCCGACCTTGCTGCTGCTTCAGGTTTGGGAATACAGGAATCAACTACACAAGTTATCCGAATGTATTCCTCTGGAGCTGCGGCAGCCGATATGTTTAGGGAAAGAGGCATATTGGCTATGCTCGGTTTTCAAGCTGGTGTTTCTGTTTCTGCAGAAGAAACCAGAAAAAGATTAATGGAAGCATTTGAAGATCCAGCTTCACGATTCCGTGGAGCAGCCGAATTGTTGTCCAGAACCTGGGGTGGTATGATGTCCATGATGTCAGATGCCTGGTTCCAATTCCGAAATACTGTTATGGAAGCTGGTGTGTTTGACTATATCAAAGCTGCCATCCAAATGATGCTTGACTTCTTTAAAAGGTTAAAGACCGAAGGCAATATGGAAAAATGGGCAAAGAGTCTTTCTGATAATGTTATCGGTGCATTTGAAGTCATTATCAAAGGAGCTGCCCTTGTTGGTGATGTATTCCGCGGATGGAAAATGATTTGGCTTAGCTTGAAAGTTGCCTTCGCTGCATTCGCACAATATCTCAATACTGGCCTTGCCTTCATTGCAGATATAATTGATTCTATCCGTGCGAAGATAAATGAACTTGGAGCGGACGCAGCAAAGATCGGGAAGATATTAAAATTTACTCCCGGTATGCAGGGCCTCGGTCTGTTGCTTGAACAATTGGAATCCAATAATGTTGAAATCGGAAAGATGGGTGACCAGTTAAGAGACAACGCAAAATTCTGGGAAGACATTGGCGATGAGTCCGGTGAAGCATTACTTGCAGTGGCCGGTCAGGAATCTTATTATAGTAAAGTGGATGGTTTGCTATCGAAGATTCGGTTAAAGGCCGAAGACTATCGCAAAGAAGTAGAGAAGGCAGGGACTGCACGACCAGCAACTGCTCTTGTTCCGGAAGCAAGTCTAAAAGCTTTAAGTGCATCTGCGGTGGCTCGCTTAAAAGCTACGACCGCCCTCGCTTTAGCGGAGTTGAATGCCTTTTATAAACAAGGTGAGGTTGGGCTGGCAGAATACTTCAATAAAAGGGAATCACTTCTCACGGATCAATACGAAAAGGAACTTGCTTTACTTCGGAAAAGAGAGTCATTAGTCTCTGCGGAAAAGCCTGAAGAGAAGTTAAAGATCCAAGATCAAATCTTCGCTCTTGAGAAGAAGTATAATATAGATCGTATTAAGTTACAAGACGATCGGGTCAGTGCGGAGAAAAAGGCGGCATCCGATATACTCGCGATTGATAGGGCATTAGCGGATATGCGGAAAAATATACTTATGGGGCCGGCTGCTTCGATGCAGGCAATGTTTGATCTGGAAGCAGAAGAGCTCGATCGCAGGCAACAAGAAGAGATTCAAAAACTTACTGACTTAAAAGCGCAAGAAGCAGATATCGAGGAAGCGTACAGATTGCAACAACTCGAGAGGGATAAGGTTCTGGCCAATCAGCGCTTGCGTGTGCAAGAAGCAACAATGGAAGGAATCAAAACAACTCTCGGTTTTATGGAGAGTGCGTTTGCTGATGCCTACGAAGCTTCTGGAGAATCCATCAAGGAATTCTTTCTACTTCAAAAAGCTGCAGCAATCGCAACGACTATTATATCTACCTACGAAGCTGCACAAAAAGCATATTCTTCAATGGTTGGAATTCCCTATGTTGGCCCTGCCCTTGGTATTGCTGCCGCCGCTGCCGCTGTCGCTGGAGGCATGGCGAGAGTCGGAGTTATTCTGGCTCAGAAAATGGCAAAAGGTGGTATGGTTGAAGGGCATAGTCCAACTGCCACTTCTGATAATATTCCAATCAGCGCAACCGCCGGAGAGTTTATGCAGCCTGTTAGTGCGGTGAAGTATTATAGTAAAAGAGGAATGGAAGCGATTAAAAGTAAAATAATTCCTCGTGAAGTCATTGCTGCCTATGCTTCTAACATCCGTCCGCCTGCCCCGAATTATTCTCGTGGATTCCAAGCTGGCGGTCCAATTGGAAGCGCAGGTGGTGGCGATCAGGAAGCCGGAAAGACTCCGGGTGAAGCAATCAATGTTATCAATGTCCTTGATCCAAACTTGATGGATCAATACGTATCAACGGCTCACGGACAGAAGAATATCGTAAACGTAATCAGTCAAAATGCTTTTGCAGTAAAACAAATAATCGAAGCGGAGTAAAATCATGCCATACCAAACAGGCGTAGTAACACAATTTTTAGGAGCAAACGGATTACTTCAGAAACTTTTAGATTTTATATCAGGAACGGAAGTAACTGGAGAAACTTTATCTGGCAGCGGAGTCTCATGGTCTGGGAGTTTAGCGAGCTCTCCTGTTGGACTTGGAAGGCTTGTTATTACCTATGAATTTTCTTCAGTTGAATATGAGGCTACAGATGATGGTTCCGGAAATATCACTGGAACAAATATTTCTGCCGGTACTATCAACTATACCAATGGAGCTTACAGCATTACTTTTACTGGCACACCGGACGCAGCGCCAACTGCCGATTATATCCACGGAGTTCCCGGACAGGATTGGCGTGTAGAATTAAACCGAACCACCAGAGATGATGGTGGTGATGGATATACGGAACCATGTCCGGGAGCAAAGGAAGTAGTGCTTTCAAATACAGGTCTATCAGGAGCGGAAGCAGTTATTGTTGGAATCAGGGAATGCTTCTATGTGACGGAAGACTTTTATAACTGGGACTTAAACGGTTATCTGAATTTTAACGCAGCGGGTGAATGGGATCAAAACGCAATCACTCATGGGATGCCTACGTATAGTTCTACATTCGAAAGTTTTTATCGCCATCCCGGGATGGCACTTCGTAATGATACAATGAACTATTGGTTCTATTCGAATCAGCAGCGTTTTATAGTTATAGTAAAGGTTGCATCTAACTATGAATCATGTTATCTCGGCTTTGGCAGGCGATTTGGTAATCCCGGCGATTATCCTTATCCATTGTTTATCGGTGGTTGTATTAGTGGAAACAGAATATCATCTGATACTACATTGTTTCATCAATTTTTTATTCAAATAAATCGTGCAGATAATAACTGCCAAGTTTGGACTGTGACTCCGGGAACGGATTATATGACTTGGATAGGACAATCAAGCGCAAACGCGGGTCAAAGAATACTGCCTTACGGTACATGGGGAGATCTGGGTGCGCTTAACCCAACAAAGAATGGCGAACGAATAATGACTCCCGTTTATATATGCCCATATAGTTCGTTACTCGGTTCGCTATATTATGATCTGGATGAAGTATATCATATTGCGGGCATTGGCTTACAAAGTGAAGACTTGGTTAATTATGCTGGCAGTAGGTATCGGGTATTTCAAAATATATTCCGAACAACTTATTTTGACTATATGGCAGTAAAGGAAGGTGCCGCAGTTTCAACAACGACAACCACGACAACCACGACAACTACGACTTCAACTTAAGGAAAAGATTATGACTCTTTTAAATTATGCGTATTATGCAAATCCAACAAGTCATCACGATGTATTGACTAAGTTGAGGACTTTCGCTTTAGCACAAGGATGGACATCGGATTATTATCATAGTGAAAGTGTCGAATGGGCCGCAACCGGTGGTTCTCCAGCTTATGACTTCATTGGTGGGGCCGAGTCTGCGTTGGGTCTTTGGTCTAATGGTCATGGTTTACAAGATTTAATTGTACGTTTTCGATGTACACAAAGTGGTGTGGATCCACAAAACGAAACGATGTATTGTGCTGGCATTCAGCCGGGAACGAGTCGAGTTCCCGATGGAGGTCAGTCTGCACAGCCGCATGCCCAAACAGGTTATTATACTCATTCAAGATATGCTACTCATTCAATGTCTCCCGGAACGATGCATGGAGTTTGGTTCTTTGGCAATGCACACTTTATCTATATGGTTCTTGCTCCCGATTCTTCGTTTTGCACATTTCTTTTATTTGGAACCCCAAGCCTTTTTAAACCAACGGATAAGGGAGTTTATCTCGTTACGGGCGGCACTTACTTTGATTACTATGTCTATTGGTACGATGCATGGGGAGCTCAATCCAAGTACGCGCTTGCTCATGAAAGAACTGCAAACACAAGTTACTATAATAGTTGGGATGCGAATTATGATCGAAGGTTACCTACATGGCGTAATAGTACTTATGTTAATGCCACAACTGTAATTTATAATACTTTATATTATGCCATTCAATTAAATTCATGGACTGGCAAACGAACCATGATTCAACCAATGGTTTATATGATGCGATATCCTGATTCTGTTTACTATCCTCTTGGAACTTGGCCAGTTTTCTTAATCCCCTTTACTGGCCTTGGAATGGGAGACATATTGACTTATGGAGCAGAACAATATATGGTTTTTCCAGATTCTTTTAATGTGAGACAAAACGGCATCGCATTTAGGATTGTATAATGGGAGTCTCAAACGCATTACTCACACAATTTGATCCGCAATTGTATGCAACCGATGCTTACAATAAAACCAAAACTGGAAGTAGAGTTTTAATAACGGATCCTTCAACTGCTTATAAGCAAACTGACTTTGGTCTGGGGATACGTGTAGGGCAGGGGTATGCGGATATTGCCAGGGTTCATAGTGCAATACTTCCTTTTTCTTTTGGCGATGATGTTATGTTTTGGAGAGTCTGGTTTGAACCTGTTCTTATAGATGCTGGTTTTATTGTTGAAGATAAAGAATATTATGTGAAAGTTTGGAATGCGCATCTCGATGTGACAGCTTCTATTACAGCAGTATCGTCAGTCAGTCCAGTGGGAACAACTATAACTCATGATCCGCTTCCTATAACGATTGGAAAGTTTGGAGATGAATGGATAACTATAAAGGTTCTTGAAGAAGGGCCTCCGGTACAAAATACTGTTTACGAATTCACAATCAATGCTGTTGACTATGAAACGGAAATAGATGGGATACGTGTTTCGCCATTTATGTGGGAACCAAATTGGAATAAAAAAGTCAATGTCGAAATGCACTTTGATACGGCATTGGATAGAAATAAATACTTTGTCGAACAGCGTAGGCCATTGAGACACAAGCCATATTATAAGTTTTCTTTTAGTGTTAATCCAAGTGGTGTAGATGCACAGAAGTTAAAACAGTTATTAGCTTATGCCCATGATAAGGTTTTGGGCCTTCCTTTGTTTAATGAGCAAGCACATCCAAGTCAAAGTTTTAATGGTTCGGCCACTATAGTATGTTCGAATGATTTAAGTAAATTTTGGAATCTTAATAACCAAGCGACCTTTGTTGTAGTTGTAGATCATCAAGCATTGCAAGCGGAAATAAAAGAAATTGAATCCGTTGCTGCTGGCCAAATCGTTTGTACACTCCCAGTTTCGGATACTTTTACTTGGCAGTCAAGTGTCGTCTATCCGGTGGTTATGGTCATTGGAGAAAGCTTTGACTTCCGTCCGGAAAGTGATGATGTAATTAACAGCAACCTAAGTTTCTCAGAATATGAAAGGTCAAGTGCTACATAATGGCTGATAGTTTAGAAGACTTAGGAGGTTATAGTATTTTTCCAGTTGAACCCAATTGGCTTCATAAACCCAGTATGAATCTTGAGCTTGCAAGAATACTGATGAAGTATACTGGTACTGCCGCGAAGTTATCTTCCTTTACGGATCATGTGCCAGAAGCATGGAAGTTGGGTTTTACTCCAAGTAAAGAAGATGAACATGACTTAATCGTTTTTTTCATTGCAAGGTATGGAAAGCATGGTGGTTTCTGGATAAAGATTCCAGCGCGGGAGTTTACACTTTACTCTAATTCCCTTAGTGGTTCAACGGAAATAAGGGTTGAAAATAATGGTGCTGAGCAACAGTATCAGGGATACGAAAGAATTTGGATAGACATGCACAGCAATGATATTTTAACCCGCAAGGTATTGACTACCACCAAGGAAGATGATTATCTTTCGTTGGGACTTAGTGTCTCTTTGGATAGGGACGTTACACCATCCACTCATTTTAAAATTTGTCGATTGCTCTTTTGTAGATTTGATGAAGATATGTTGAAGATGAGTTTTGGTCAGAACCAGTACCCCGACATAACACTTGCGGTACGCGAATTAGTTAGGGAATATCCAGCATGACTTTAGCAACTGAATATCCTAAAGCAGAAATGGAGGCCATGCCGGAGATGTATGACTTCGAGTATGGAGGCACTCACGAAAGATTTACTTCTTGGTCACAGGATCTAACTTTCCTTGGATATACTTTCCATAATGCACCAATTAAAAGAAGTGGTTTTTCTTTTGATAAAGAATTTACGAATGTTCGAGTAAACATAAACGCACCAGTAACCACTGGTTTCGAGCGATGGATTTCAAATGCTCCGTTGGAACCAACAGTGGTAACCATTTATCGCGGATTAAAATCTGATCTAACTGAATACACAATACTTTTTTCTGGGTGGATATTAAATGTTGGCTTTAAAGATCAGGTTGCATCTGCTACATGTGAGAGTAATTCGGGGATTTTAAATCACGTTGCCCCGCGAATCGTTTATCAGAGTTTCTGTAACCATGAGTTATTTGATTCATATTGCAAACTTGATGATTCTTTATATGAAGTCCCAGCAGTAGTAACAGTAAGCGGAGCGGTTTTATCAAGTGCTACGTTTGATAGTTTCGATGATGATTACTTCAAAATGGGAAGATGCAGATTTGGTCAAGATGAAAGATTAATAACAGATCATACGGGAGCGGACATAGCTCTTCATATGCCATTTGATGCATCGCTCGTAAACGGCTCAAGTGTTATAGGTCTTCCGGGATGTGATGGAAGTCCTGACGTTTGTAAAGCATTTGATAATTTCGATGATAACTTTTTAGGCTTCGCTTATATACCGAGTAAGAATCCAGTAATTTGGGGTGAGTAATGATTCCGGTTTTTGAAAATGAAAAACTGTGGGAGCATATGGAAAGTATTCTTGCTTCGTGGCATAATACTCCTTACAAGCATATGGGGATGACGAAGCAAAGAGGTGCTGATTGCACAATGTTTTTGGCTTGCTGTTATAACGAAGCTGGAGTAATGGCAAATCTCTATCCGCCAGAATACTACCCGAGAGATTGGAACATTCATACCGGAGAAGAACTGGTGCGAAACAGTTTAATATACCATCTGCAAACAGGCTTGGCTAAAGGCTTTACTGCAGATATTTTTGAAAAGAAAGAAATTGAAAGAGAAGACTTTATTCGCGGCGATCTGCTTGGGTTCAAAACGCCAAGAAGTAAATGCACTAATCATACAGCCATGTGGTTGGGCAGAGATGATTGGATGGTGAATTGTATTCAAGGTGGGGGAGTTTGCGAATTAGAATGGACACGTGTTTGGAATAGACTTTTTACTACCGCATTTAGAATAATGGTTAAGGAGTAATTATGGGATTAGTACTCGCTGCTGTTGCTGTCGCTGTTATTATCGGAGGCGCAGCTCTCGCTTATATGTTCGCAGGCAAGGGCGGAGGGCAGCAACCCGATATGTCTCCTTCAACGATGGATGACATGGATATCACTCAGGCAGCGGAAGGTTCCGTTGTTCCTGTTGTATACGGTCGTGTCCGTTTGGCTGGAAATATTATATGGTATGAAAATTTAAACACTGTCGCAGAAACACAAGAAGTCGAAACAGGGAAAGGTGGTAGCGATGAAGAGGATGTGATAACAGGTTATCATTACTACCTTGATGTTTGGCAAGCGGTCTGTCGTGGGAAGATTTCTTGGATTGCAACCTATGTCCAAGATGAACTTAAGAATGTCAACGCAACTTTGACTTTGAAAAATGATGGAACGCAGAATACTTTTCCTTCTGCTTTACAAATAAGTTTTGGTGATGATACTCCACCGGGAGAAAACGCAAATAAACTTCCGGGCATTGCTCACGTTTTTTATAGAAAACTATATCTCGGCTTAAATGCAACCAATGCGCCAACGATCCATTTTATTGTTGAAAAAGATTTGACTGGCATCGGAGTGACTGATCCCGAGATTGCGAATGGTTCAAATCCACATGCCATTATTTATGATATACTTCTTGAAGCTGGAGCTCTTTCTTCCCAAATAGATATAGATTCATTTAATGCAGCTGGTCAATATTGGAAAGATAAAGGTTATGGATTAAATCTAAAATTCACGAGGCAAAGTAAAGCGAAAGAGAAGATTGCTTTTATCTTGAAGATGCTTGGTGGTGCATTCGGTGTAAATCATGAAAACAAGTTTATTCTAAAAGCATTTGATGAAAACGATACTTCTTCTGCGACTATTAATACCGAAGATTGGTTGGAGTTTCAGTTCGCCAGAAGAACTTGGTTTGATACCTTTAATGAATTCCGTTGTAACTATGTAGACCAGAATCAACACTATAGTCAAAGGACTTTGATTGCGCGGAACCCTGCTAACACTGCATTGCAGGGAAAGAAGTCTTCGGTGTCAATTGACTTGTCTGGTTTCCGTTCGAAACTTACTGCTGCTAAACGCCTATGGGAGATAATGAAAAAGGAGAGTTATCCCTATGCGAAGATAAAGGGTTCAACATCTTTAAAGCTTTATGAAACCAATGTAGGCGACATTGTAACAATAAACAATAGCGAATACAATATTGCCGATGCTGAATTTCGTGTTGTCGTAAAAGATATTTCTGAAATTGATCAAAATAAAATCGGCTGGGAACTGGAGCAATTTAGCGAAACTCTTTTCGATGACTATTATGGCTCTGGTGGGTTTCCGGGCGGAGTTCGTCCTGTTACGGTTCCAGAGAAGCTTATCCATCAAGGCGTCTATGAAATTCCTTATAATCCAGCGACGGAATATCATAGAGTTTATTTACTCTTCGCTGCAAGGGAGAATAACTTCGAGGCAGGGTTTGAAGTGCTCTTTTCTGCGACAGGAGTTGACTATACGAGTAAAGGTATTTTCAATGCATGGTCGCAGTACGGGACTTTAGATGAAGCATACACAATAAACACTTATACTATCGATGATGAAATAGGAATTTTATATACTCCATATCGGGATGATCCGCAATTCGCAACGGGAAGCAGAACCGATTTGTTTGTGATTGATCGATATCTTTTAATTGATGATGAGATTATGAAGTTCCAAACGGTTACGGCAGAAGGGCCAGGCAGTTATCGCTTGACTGGTGTGATTCGGGGTATGTTTAATACGATTCCCGCTACGCATGGTTCTGGTTCTTCAATTTGGTTATTCAATTTAAGTGCGAGTAGTATGTTACGCAATATCTCATCATCGGATTTCTATTTGAAATTTTTACCTTATTATAAGAGCAAGAAAGTCGATCCCGGTGATGCGACGGCGATTCATGTTACGACCGTTTATAATAGGGCAAAGCAACCTTGGATTCCAACTGCTATAAAGGCGGTCAGGAGTGGGTCTGATGTAACCCTCACTATTTATACTACAACACAAACACGCGACGGCGCTGGTAAAGCTGGGGCTGCCTCACAAACTGATTATGTACCGACAAGTGTTGACGATAAGCTGGAAGTGTATGATAGTGACGAGGGATCCGGTGCCAGTCAACTATTAACAAGTGGCGCGGATTCAAGAAGTAATGCTGGAGCATTTACTTATTACGCAAGGCAAAAGAATGGAACCTTTACTTCAAGTTGGGTTTCGGTTTATGTTGATACTGCCGATGGAATATATTGGAGCTAATTAAATGGCAAAGCTTTCACCGACACAATTACAGAAGTTAAAATATGCCACGCAGGGCTGGAATGAAATAATGGAGCGAAATGCTCGACTGCTGGATGAAACACTTCTGAAAGTATCCGGAATGGTCGATGTCAATTTGACTTCATTGTCGAATGATGATATGCTTGTATGGGATGTACCGACCCAGAAGTTTATCAACGTTCCTTGGAGTACGATAATTGCACCTACTACTACCACAACCACTTCGACATCAACGACGACTGCGACTTCAACGACGACTGCGACTTCAGCGTTGCTCCTGCTGATTTATTACAACATGGAATCATTGCTGAATACAACTACAACAACGACAACCACTACAACGACTACTGTTACAACGACGAGTTTTACTTGTGCCATCGGATATTCTGGGAACTTGTGTGGGGTTCCTACAAATGCGTTCTGTTATCAAAACTACGGCGGTTATACATGCAGTCAGGCATTTACGGATCATACTGATCCATGGGCAAGTGGTCCTGCTGATCAACAATATAGTGGTTACACTTTTGGGGTTCCTCAAATTGTTAATAAGATTGATATCCAAGCCCATACCTCTCCATACAATCGCCATCCGGTCGCTTTCCAATTCCGTGCTTCTAATGGTTCTGCACCAACTAATCTATCAGAAGCAGAAGGTGGTACGCAGATATTGCAAGTAAAGATGGCAGGGACGTTTGACTATCCAACCCACCATAGTGTTGGTGATCTTGGCCATTGGTCTTCTGAAGAAGTCAAAACTTGGACATTTTCAAATATCACCGCATATAAACACTATTGGATATTGATGTGGGATAAGGATGAAGCTAATTTTAGTAGAGGTGCTGATTTTCATATTGGCGAAATGAATATGTATAGTTGTGGGGCAAGGCTAAGTACTACCACAACAACGACTTCTACAACAACGACAACTATGACTGTTTGTACGACAACAACTGTTACGGTACCATTTTATAAGTGTGCTTTAGATCCAGTCGATCTGGGTGCTAATATTACTTTGCAGCATTATAACATGAGGGCAATCCATTCTGCTGCCAGTGCTTGGAATTCCGCTATAAGTAAATATTATACAAGAAAGAATGCTTTCGGACAGAATAAGTTTTACTTTGAAATTGAATGTCGACCTTCTACTGATGATCAATGGATTCTCGGTCTTGCCAATGAAAGTTTCAATGTTGATGGATATCCTGGCGATAGTACAGCCGGTTGGGGTTATCGTGGAAATGGGAACAAGTATTACAATGGGAGTGCTGGAGGTTATGGAGATGCATTTGGCGATGGCGACGTTATCGGTGTAGCCTTTAACTTGCTTACAAATAAAGTTTGGTTCTCCAAGAATGGCGCATGGCAAGCCGGTGGTGATCCTGCTGCGGGTACGGGTGAAGCATATAGTAATTTGACTGGATCACAATTCTATGCGGCAATCGGACTTTATCAAGAAACTCATGGTCAATTAAGATTGTCTTCAGATGATTGGGACTCTGTGGCACCTTCAGGATTTGTTGAATTTGCTTGTGATGAGATTACAACAACGACTTCAACAACGACAACCTCAACGACAACCACAACAAGTTCAGTAAGCACAACAACTGTTACGGTGCCATTATATAAGTGTGCTTTTGACCCGGCTAATAAAGGTGCTTTTATTACTTTGGAATATTACAATAAACGGGCTCGGTCAACCGGTTCTAATTGGGACTCTGCGGCAAGTAAATATTATACAAGAAAGAGTGCATTCGGACAAAATAAATTTTACTTTGAATCATATCTACATTCTGGAAATAATATGATTCATGGTATTGGAAATGAAAACCTTGTCACTACAAATTATCCGGGCAGTGATGCAAATGGTTGGGGTTATAATACTGCCAATGGTAGAAAGTATCACAGTGGCGCTTGGACACTTATTGGTAGTGCAATGAGTCAAGGCGAAACTGTTGGTATCGCAATTGACTTAACTGATTTG